GTTCTTAACAGCACTGAAGTTATTTTTACTAAACTCCATGCGATCAACTAGTTTAACTGCGCCACTGTCTGTGCCAATGGCAACAAAGCCTTCTGGATTTGTTACAGTATAGCCTGTGTCTGTGCGTAGCAGTGACTTAACACTGTCTACCTTATTCAACTTATTTATAAGCATATTTTTTAGTGCAATGATGTCTTTGTATACTGCCAATGCACTTGCAATGCCTGTCATGTTATCACTGACAAACTTGTTTTGTGCAGCTATCTTATCCGTGCGCTTCTTAACTGCAGGACTCTCAGGATCTTGATTCTTTAGTTTTGCAATCTCTTTTTGTATATAATCATTGTACCACTGTGTAAAGTCTGTAGCAAAACTCTGTGCATCATCTATTTGTGTATCGCCTCTGCGTATTCTTGCATTTACATACTGCATCATAAGTGCTTTGTAGTCACCACTAACTGCTGTAAAATCTGCAGTTTTAAGTGCGCTGGCGGCAGCATTTAGCCCTTGTAGTATTTGTTTATTCTCTTGTTGTGTGAGACTTGCTTGTCCACTAAGATCTTTGTAGGTTGCATCGTCAAACCATACTGCACTGGTTTTGTTTAAACTGTTTACATCAGCACCAAAACTTGCTTGCATGCTTTCCATGCTGTCGCCTGTGTAGGTTGTGTGAAAGATAATACCCATTTGACTTGCTGCAATGCGCTTGCCTAGTTCGCTGTCTTTAGGAACAGCATAAGCAATAGTGTTAGGTTGGAATATCCAACTTGGCTCGCCGTCAATGTCGGCAGTTTCTAAATCACTTTTGGTATACATCATGTCGCCTTGCAGCACACCTTGTATACCTAAACTTGGAAGTAGTTTTAGTGCTAGTGCTAGTTTATCACGCAAGCCACCACTGTATCCATACTTGTCTAGGTCTGCAGTGCTTTTTACAAGTTTACCTGTTTTGCTGAACACGCCTTTAGTGCCGACAAAGAACTTGCCGTCTGCTGGATCTGTGCCTACAAAGATAGCAGGTGCGCCATCCCACTTTACAGTGACACTACTGTTTACTGTGCCGCCTTCTTCTAGCATATCACGCACACTGTTAATATACTGTAACGCACTGTTGGCACCACTAGCACCTTGAAGAAATACTAGATCCTCAATGTGTTCTAAGTGCAGATTTTTACCTTCAGCAGCTTCGGCTACTATTTCTCTGAAGCGCATTTGCTTTCGTTGACTTTCCGAATACCTCGCACAAAGCGTTTACTATCCTGATGTTTAATACTGTTTAACAGTCGACGCTCTAGGTCACCTGCCACATCGGCATCATAATGCTTGTGCATTTCATTAATAAGATTGATTGCGCTCTCTATCACGTTAGTTGCTCGACTTTCCATTACATGTTGTCTATCTTTTTCAACAATCATGCTGTTTAGTTCGTGTAGTATACTACGGGTCTGTTTACGCATGGTTTTTATCCTATCGTTTTTAGTATTTATCGGTTAAATACAACATTACATTATTGTAACTTGGAGGAGGAACAATGTCAAGTATAGAAAACCCTGGGTTGCACTTTGCAACTCTGGCTAAAGTAGCCTATCTAACACAAGCAGATAGCAAGCCTGCAGTACACGAACTCGGATATACAAAAAGTATTCTTGTAGATCACAAAGGTGCAGAGTGTTTAATAGTAGAAAACAGTGAGCGTGTTGTGCTTTGTTTTAGAGGCACAGAACCTAAAGAGTTTAGCGATATCAAAGCAGATTTAAAAGCATGGAAGCGCAAGAGTAAAACCTGGGGCATGGTACATGCTGGTTTTTATGAATACCTAAATCGTATCTGGGAACAGGTAGAGGCATACATTAGTACACCTGCTCGTAAGAAAAAAGCACTTTACATTTGTGGACACAGCCTAGGTGGTGCAATGGCAGCACTGGCAGCAAGTCGTTTGCAGGATCGTGTTGTTGCTTGTTATACCTATGGTCAACCTCGCTGTGGCGGGCGTGTATGGGCTGCTAAATGTGCATTTGAACATCATAGATATGTAAACAACAATGACATCGTACCTCGTGTACCGCTTGCCGTTATGGGATTCCGCCACAGGGGCGAACTACACTACATCAACTACTATGGTTACATTCGCAAGATGACACCATGGCAGGTCTTTAAAGATGGTTGGCGTGGACGTATCCGTGCTTGGAGCAAACTAGAGTTCTTTGATGGTGCAAGAGACCACAGCATGGATTTATACGAAGCAAAGATTGCTAAGAACGTATAGTATCTAACTGTGATATATAATCTTCGTAAGTTTTGCTGTCAAGAGCAGTAGGACCACTTGCAAGTTGCTCGCTAAAGTCATTTGGATCCCCTAGTCTATTTGTAGCGAAATGTTGTGCAAACCATTCATCTAGTTCACCAAGATAAGGTTGATTTAGCTTGCTTACAGTTCTGTTGATTCCAAACATCATGTTCACTGGAGCAGTTTCTTTATACCAAAACATGTTGGATTCGACTTCATTCCAGTCTGCATTTGTACGCTGATAGTTAAATCTAGTTCCAATATCGTCTATACTAAACACAAGTTTTACTAGTTTAAACTTACTCCAAAGCTCAAACACAGATGGCTTAACGCGAATAGTTCCATTGGTATTATAGTATACACTACACTGTTGCGGGTTTGGTATGCGCTCTAATATTTTTAAGTGTATATCTGTAAACAGAGGTTCGCCGCCAGTAAAGTGTAACCATTCAACTGTGCTTAGGTCCACATCAATATTTTCAGGATCAAACTTAAAGTTATCAAAAGTAGGCAATCCCATCGCCTGTGTGTCTTTTCGCCAAGCACTACTAAATCTATTGTCACATATCACACACTTAAGGTTACAATAATTACCCAGGTGTATTTCTAAGTTTTTGAGAGTGTTAACAACGGGTTCTTGACCAGTGCTTTGTCGTCTGCTAGTATAACCATTTTGTTCACTTTTAATACAATAAGCACATGCACTTGGTATTTTATTGTTATCAAAATCATTTCTTATTTTTTGCAAGTATGGTTGATTATTCAAAGATGCACTGCTATCATATAATTCAGTAGTCGCAACACAGCAAGGACCAACAGTAAGTCCTGTATGTTTTTGCTCTAAATAAGCTGTATTGTATGGTTCACTACATTTCCACATAATATGGCTCTATCATGTTATAGAATTCTGGCATATAATTTTTAATATCGATACCTTTTAGATGATCTTGAAATTCAATAACATTTAACATTGTTTGAAAATCTTGATCATCTTTAGGAGTATGATTACCTATAAAAAATTCTAAATCTTTGGTTCTATTATATTTTTTGAATATCTTTTCTTTAATGTCAATAGGCAATGCTTGTGGTCTAAAGTGCAATGGATTAATTACTGGATTATAATTATAGTCTAAATTATTTTTATTGAACCATTCGATAGTCTCATGATGATAAAAAACATTGAGATTGCTCGTTGTATAACTCACAGATATATTATCTGTTAAATTTTTAAACTGCTCGATATTATAAACAATGTCATCCCATTTTAATGGATAACGCATATATTCAAAAACTTTATATGTACCATCTATACTCAAGTTGATGTTAAGATTGGTAATTTTTTCTAATATCTCTTTTGTCTTGCCGGTAGGAGCGATAGATCCATTGGTAGTAATTGATACTAAGCAATTAAAATTTTTAGCTTGGATTAATTTTTCTAAAATATCAAAAGTTAATTCTTCATACATAGGTTCTCCTGCTAGTAAATTTAAACTAATTAAATTTTCATAATCTAAATTTTCTACAACAGTATCAGGTACTTTTTTGTATTTTTTATTGCTTATGCCGGCACTTTTTTCTAAAGATGCCCATTTACTACTCCCGCCGCTGTCACACGTTACACACGCAGCATTGCATAAATTACTAGCAGAAATTTGTACAAATTTTTCACTATATTTGCCTTCTCTTACATCTTGTTCAATAAATCTAATATCCCTGTCAGCATAAAAATCCATAGCTGCATTTTTTAATAGTCTCTCACTTTTTAATCCTTTATCTTCAATATTCCAACAAGCAGTACACCATTTACTGCGTTTACCATTGAGCATGTCTGATCGTATTTCATCTATATTATAATCCTTAGGCAATAAACAACAGTGTGTACCCGAACTTGCAGATGTATGCTTGTATTCATACCCATAAAAAGGCAAAACACAGAAATAATTGTTATAATCATATGAGCCCATCTTATTCACTTTTCAATCCTGCTAACATATCTTTGAGTTTACTGCTCTGCACACTAGCAGTTGGAGTGGCAACATTGTCACTTGCTTCTACTACGCCGTTGCTCTTAATGCGATTCATAATGTTACTGCCTGTAGTTTGTTGCGGTGCATCTTCATCTTCTCCTAAGTCTGTAATACGCAGACTTTCTAAGTTAAAGCCAAGATCAATCTTTTGACCAACACCACTACTACTTCTAGTTTTCATCAACTGGATCTGATAACGTCCACGCTCGCGCATTGCGCGACTTGTAAAGATACCAAACACATTATCTGCTGTGTTAATTTTACTTAGTCCACCTGAGATATGACTGTGATCAAATTCAATCTCATCCACTGCACCTCTGTTCAACTGACTTGCTGTTACAAACACACAGTTAAGTTCTTTTGCTAGGTTACGCAGTTCTTCACTTACATACTTATCCTTAACAAATAGATCACTTGGGCTAACTTTAGCACTAACTGGCATAAGCAAATCCAAATAGTCAATAAGCAAGAAGTCTACACGCCAACCATTTTTAATCTGCAGTTCTTTCAAGTATGCTCTAACATCATTTACATTGCTCTGTGCTGGCATGTATTTGATCTGCAAGTTGCCTGCTTTCTTACCTACCATCTTAACTTTCATCTCTACAGTGTCCAAGTCTTTGAAAACTTCCTTAGTACTTACGTTTGTAAGCATGCTGTCAATACGCATAGCACTAAGTCCTTCACTAAGTTCTAAACTCAAATATACGCCGTTTAGACCTTGTGTTACCCAGTTAACTGCTAGGTTCTGCATAAACAAACTCTTACCTGATCCTGATCCACCTGCAAAAATATTGAGTTCACCTTTGTTCATGCCCCCGAACAGTTTACGATCCATAGCGGGCCAGCCTGTACTGATCTGTCCGTTGTTGTCTTTGAGCGCCATCAATCTTGCTCTGGGATCCTCAAAGTAGTTTGTGCCCATGTCCTTAGTAAGACTGATCTGCACTGCGTCTTTGATGATCTTTTCAACTGGCTCATATTCACCCTTCTCAAGTAAATCTGCACTCTTGAGAATGGCTCGTTCTAGTTCCTGCCGCTTGGTGAATCCTTCAAACTCTGCGAGGAACCAATCATTGTGACTTTCTGTAATCTCTGGAACAGGCTTTAGTTCAACACCTGTTACTGCCTTGATCTGCTCATGTGTAGGAAGTGCGCCATGATCATCGCTGTGCTGCTTAATAAACACTGCAGTATCATGTAAACTACGATCAAAGTTATCTACATTATAGATGTTTTGCACACGCACAAAGTTCTGTGCATCATGCAGCATCATTTCTAAAAATAACTTTTGTAAGTCTGCTGTATATTCTTTACTCATTTGCACTTTCCGCAATTATAGACACAGTAGTCTGGTTTAACTTCATTTATTGTACTATAAAACTCGTCGAAATGTCTAATACATTCTGAAAAAGTAGTCTTACTTATATCGTACTGATCTCTGTTCTTCCACCATTCACTTTTATAATAAAACCTGTGATCATGCACTTCACAACAAGGCATAAAATAACCCTGTGCGCTGATATACTGATTACGATAGTTTGCACATCTTGGTACAATACTGTTAACACTCTTATAATCAGCTTTGGCTCCTTCGTTAGGTCCTGTAAATTTTGTAGGTTTTAGCCAATCATTTTCTATCCATCTATCACTAGGCTCCACATTAAATTGATCCATTCCTAGATTAACACTTATTTGTTTAGCAGTGTCTACATCATTTTCATTATAACTAAAAGGTATATACTTCCATGTTGTTTTAACACGACCAACACATTGCTTTATAGCATCTTCGATTTGTTCCCAATTTGCATTCACACGGTATTGTGTGAAGTTGCTAGGTATGCCGTCTATCGCAAATTCAATTTCGTCATCAGGCGTTAATACTTCTACAAACTTTTTCCACCAATCACTATTTCTGCCACTGCCGCTGGTGTTTATAACAACTCTCGGAGCATGTGCTTTACAACTAATTACCAAGTCTGCTAACCTCGGATGTATAATAGGATCACCATAGGTACCGCCTAGGTAAAAGTATTCTATTGGTCTATCAAAAAACTCAAGTACATGTTCTGGATCTAAATCAGCAATAGTTAATCCTCGAGTCCCAAATTTTTCCAACAAGTCTGTTCTAGCACACCTAGGACAAGCAAGTGTGCATCTACTAGTAGGTTCTAGTGTAACACTATACATAGCGTTTCCTCATTAGATTAATTTTCAAACTCATTGTTTGCTTTGCATCAATGATACTTTTAAGTGTAAACAATTTGCCATACCGCACAACTGCATCATTAATGTCTTTTACATCCGTTTCCCATTCAGGGAAACTAACACTCCATCCATATTCAAGTGCATCGTCGATGAGCTTTTGTCCTGCACTATCTCTGTCCGGCACTAGTATAACCTCACGAGCAAGAGTATCAATAATTTCTGCTTGTGTTTCACTAGCGTTATTGCTTAGTATGCCAACCCCACCAATACACATTGCATCCAATATACCTTCTGTCACAACAACAAACTTTGCATTGGGTAATTGATCATCCATGCCATACACATAGCCTGTGTCATAACTATTATGATATTTAGGCTTGCTGTTTTCGTCAGTTGATCTTGCAGTATACCCAATTAGTTTGTTTTCATATGTACAAGGAATAATAAAACGCTTCCACATTCCTGCAGGCTTTGTGTTACTGTATAGCAAGCGAGAACTATCTAATCCTCGTTGTGCTACATAGTCTTGTACTGCTTGTGGTGCACGATCAAGTGTAAATACATTGTCTGGCAGTGGACGAGGCTTAAACTCTATTTTAAACTCTTCATCAAGTTCTTGTTCTATTACTACAGTATCTTTGATACGCAGTGCTTCAATGTTAAGCATGCTGCGAGTATTTTCATCCACACCTAACCAAGCAAGTAGTTTGCGCATTTTAAAACTAATATGTCTGCCAGGTTGCCATCCTGTTTTAAAGTTGCAGTTAAAGCAGTGATAACTTATTGCTTCACCATTAGCAATAACACCGCCTCTGCTACGCTTGTCCATGCTTTCGCCATTGTGATGACAGCATACAGCATTAAACGAAATCCACCCATTAGTGGTACGCTTTTGCTTGCCTGGCAGGGCATCAATAACTGCTTGCTGGATACTATTCATAACTTTTATATTATACAGTCTTTTGCAAAATCATGCAACCTAATTGTGAAATATTCATGTCCTGCTTCGTTGGGATGGCCGCCACTTGCAAACAAATCTAGTCTACTATCGCTCTGCTGTGCATCTTTAAGAACACTTTCCATTGTTAGTCCATCTAGGAAATAGTTATCATAACTTGTAGATTTATGATTACCCAGCGCATTAAACTGTAGTATAGGTATGTTGTTTAATTTACACACACTATTTACAAATAGTTTTGCAGCATCAGTCCAATAGTCATGGTCAACGTTGCTAACGACCCAATCCTTGCGACTGTGCAAAAACTTTTGATCATCTCGCACTGTTCCGTTGTGTGTCCAGGTTTCATCTAACCAACTAAATCTCTGCGGTTCACTCCAAGCAACGCACACCACTACACTTTCGCTGGGATTTCTATTGTTGTTAAACCAATCAGCAAACTGATACTGTATAGCATAGTTGCTATTTGCGGGCTCTGCACGATTGTCCCAGGTTGCATCTAGTAGTTTGGCTAGTTGTCCTAACCAAACATTGCTTTCTCTATAGCGAATGTTTGCCCAGTGATCTGCTGGATCTATATCAGGATTTATTAGTTCAGTACCGTAGGTAAAACTACAGCCAAATCCAACTAACTTCACGGTCTATATAATACTTGACTCAATGTTCCTGAGGTAGTTGTACGCTTAAAACGCACTGCACTGTATACGCCAGTAAAGTTAATGTAAGCGTTAGCAGTTTGTGCAGTATAGTTTGTGGTTGAGATAGTTGTAAAATCAGCGTTTTGAATACTATTACTTGGATTAATTGAGCCCTGTATCTCCAGGGTGCCTGTGAACGCACTGCTAAAATAAACCTGTGCAGTGTGTTGTGCTGTGTTGCGAT